AACGTTATCCCCTGTTGTGTTGAATTATTCAGACTCGCCAGGCTTTGCTTCGCCGGTAAGTGCTTCTGTATCTGCTTCGCGTGTCATGCTGCCAGCGCCTCTAGCAGGTGACGGTGCGCCGCCTTGTGGTTGTGGCTTTTGTACGGGTTGCTCTAGTTGCGCTTCCAGCCGCTCAAATTCAGGTTGTTGCTCAAGTGATTGTTGAGTGCCGATACCCATCATAAGCATGATGTTGTCCCTTACAGCCGCTTGTAACTGGCTGTCCGTCATCATGATCTTGCCTTCAACTTCCATTCGTTTTGTTTCAGAGTCAAACCACTCGCGTTCCTTTTCTTGAAGCAAGATTGCACGCTGATCGCGTAGCTGTTGCATCTCTGCGCTCATTTGCTCCATCTGATCGGCCATCTGTTCGATCATCTGTTGAGCCTGCATAACTTGCGGATCTACCTTGTCACCGCCAGCTATTTGCTGGAGTTGTGGAGGCAATAGCATCTGAAGCCTTTTGCTAATTTCCTCTGCACCAGGCCAATCCATGTTTTTCATCATCAAATCGCCAATAGACTGGAACAACGCGGGATTGGCTTGGGTTAACGCCAGCATCATATTTGCTGCTTCATCGCGTTTAGTGGCATAGCTTGGGCCTGAATCGCACACCACGTCATATTGACCAATAGTTGGGTTATAGATTGAATCAATCGCTGGGTTATCAGTACCAACAGAAGCTTGCGGTAGATTAGGATCAAGGTTAACAGTGCGCGGTGTACCATCTTCGCCAAGTATGCGAGCAACGCGAGGCCGATCGTATACTTTTGGGATCATGTCAACGATGATGCGCCCACAATGCCGGATTGAACGGTTAAGATTATCCTGATAGTGGAAGTTACCTGTTTCGGATTGCTTTTGTCTAAGCAGTAATGCACGTCCTGAGGTCTCATTCGATTGAGCGCCAAGTGACGGCTGATAGATACCCATGCTTTGCATAATGTCATTTTCAGCCAATCGGATTGCATCCATAATTGCGCTGCTTGCTTGCGGCGGCATGGCGCGTTGAGGTGCGCCGACGGGAGTTCCTGCGATGCTGACCGGATCATATTCTAAATATGCAACCGACTCTTTGTTTGCTCGGCCCCAATTCGGGTCAGTCTCAAACTGACCAGCAACGCCGATAAACGGTGCTTTAGGTGCGAGTGCTACGTTTTCCGCGTTGGCGCTCAAGTAATAGTTGTACAGGCGCTGTGCGTCCTTGGCGTTTCTAATCAAACCGGATAAATAGCGTTTACCCTGAACCCATATCTCGTGACCAATAACGGGAATTACAGGAATGTATTTAGTCGGTAGTTCGGTACGCTCAAGCACTTTGTCGCCAGTAACTTTGCACCACATGCAACGCTTAGGCTGTATCGTGCGAGAGCGCCCTGTTTCTTCGTCATAAATTTCCTGAGTCTCGTCGTACTCAAGATAATAATACTCTGCAATGCGTACAGAATCCTTGGTATACCAACCTTGCATGTCCCCATTTCCAGCGGCCTCAAATGAGGTTTCATCAACATCGGGATACATGCGCATGAATTCATCCTTGCTGATTTCCTCGGCTATGATGCACCATTCAGCATCTGAGCCGTCAGGCTGTTTGCTGTGTGGGTCAAAGTAAACCTTCATCGGGTCAGGGATGCGGTCTATAAATATATCCTGATCGAATGAAGTATCGTCCACATAATCATTCCGCACTCTGAAATAACCTAAACCAGCGTCAACCTGCCACTCGACGGCGGTGTCGTACGCAATACTGGCATTAGAATTGTCTTGTATATGGTGAACCAGTCCCATCAAAACCTCGGCGGTTTCTTGGTCTGCACCATCGTTGACCGGCCTGATTCTAATGCTTGGCGTGTTTTGCCGGATTTCGTTGACAACTCTATCCCTAAACTGCAATAGCCGATTGACGACCAGCATGGGGCGCTCTTTTCCAGGGCGGTTCCTGTCGTACTTGGCCGCTTCGCTCCACTGATCGCCCAACCTTGCGAAGCGGATATCGTCAAGCATTTCCTGTCTGACCGTCGCGCTGAATTCAACCGCGTCGCTAAACCGCTGGCGTATTTCCCTGAGAGTTTCTTGGTCAGTGTCGTCCACGTCGGTATCAGCGCCGAGTCCGAGTGAGTTGTAAATGCTATCGGTATCTAAGTTTGCCATTGGGATTCCTGTGTTAACTCATCCAGTCGCCGGTTCTATAATCGTCAGCGCGTCGTCTTTTGACTATATTATCATTCTTTAACATATCCACACACGTCGCAAGGTATCTAAACGCATCAGCGCCGTGTGAATACTCATCATGCAAGGGGCCGGTGGGCTGGCCTGTCGTTGAATTGATTGCTCGCCTATAACGTTTTAAGCACTCTTGTAGAAGTGTGGTTTTTTCTTTGTCCATCCAAAGCCTGGGAAACAACATACGCGCCAGCCGTATGCCGTGTTCGACTTCGCCAATGGGGATAATCTCGCAGTTCCAGCCAAGCGCCGTCATTATGTCTAGTGCGCTTTTGCCTGTTTTGTAGTCTTTAGTTACGCCGTCATGAGGAAGCCAGATTTTGCCCCAGTTGTACGGGCGTTTTTTGAGTTCGTTTGAGTACCAATCCAGCGTGTGGAATGACTCTTGAATGTAATCAATAATGCGAATTTCTGAGCCTGCGCGTTGCGCCACGATGATAGTCATCGCGTCGTTCCAGCCCAAATCGAAGATACAATGCGCCTTAAGCATTGGATCATGAGTCACCAGGTTGATGCGATGTTGGTCAACCATTTCTTGGAATTCGTCAGCGTAAATTGCGCCTTCAGCCACTATCAGCGGCTTGCCTTCCCATATGTTTTCATATTCTTTCGGTCTGTATTTCTTGCAGTGTAGCCTTTCTTTTTCTAAGACTTCTGGAAACCATTTGTTATCGTCATAATTCACTTGCACCACAACGCAATCATCCGGCGGCTGCACAACAAAACGTTGATACACCTCATCCGTTTCAAGGTTTGGATTTAATGAAAGCCATATTTCTGATCCTGGTTTCCTGATAGTTGGAATTAAAATATCAAGTGATTTTTTGCTGATATTTTGTGATTCCTCTAACCATACACGATCAACGCCTTCGTAACTTTTGACGCTTTCTACCGTGTGAGTCGCTAAACCAGAAAAATAAAATTCCGATCCGTTTTTGCCGCGGATTGCTATGTCTGTAACGTCAAACAAATAACCAAAACCCAACTCTTGTATTTGGTCTACCAAAAGTTGATGAACTGATTGTTTAATAGATTTTTGTACTTCTCTACAGCAAAGAATTCTAAGTTTTTTTTCTACTGATTGAATCAACAGGGCGCGAGCAAAAGCCCAGGATTTCCCTGAGCCTCTGCCGCCATGAAAGACTTTGTAGCGATGCGGCTCAAACAATGGCCGCATCTTCGGTGGAAAGTGTGCGATTGTTTCCATCAGGCTATTGTTTGGAATGGATGAAGTTCTTTCTTTTTTGCCAAATATACTTCATGCGCCTGCTCTGGCGTTGCATACGATCCTAAACCAATTCGTTTTCCATCAATTACGATTTGCGCCCTCCATCTTGTGCCATGCAATGAAACGCCCAACAGGCCACATTTATTTGTGCGTCTTGCGCGTTTTTCGTTTTGCATGTTTTGCGCACGAGTCGCTTCTCGAAGATTTTCAAAACGATTATCTGATCGTACCCCATTGATATGGTCAATGTCGCCATTAGGATGTAAGCCAGTGAAATAGAGCCAAATGAGGCGATGAGTAGCGTACTCAGTGCCATCAACAAACGTGCCGCTATAGCCGTTAGTTCGCGTTCTTTGGCTAATTCTGCCGACAGGTGATGTAGAGCATCGAGACACCTTGTTGATTAAAAATCCATTCTTATAATCAAACAGCTCTTTCAGTCGTTCTTGCGTAATCATTGAATTCCTCTCGCTAAGGTTCGCAAATAAAAACGCGGCTGTCAGTTGCGAAAATCTGACGGGATGCCTCCCTGCCGCGTTGCAAAACATTAGACTTTATTCATCAAATTTTATCTGAACCGAATGCTCAACCGGCCCACCATCCGCGCCTGTCAGAGTCTGTTCGGTTCGCGCCAGCTTTGGTACGTGGTACTCAACGACAGACTGAAATAGCTGAAAAGCCTTTTCAGGATTATCTTGCGCCACTTGATCGAGCCATCCTTCTAAGCGGTGCGCGTTGTTATCCACAAACATCGCTATTGCTTCGCGCGCCGCTGAAGTTGCTTTATTGGGCTTTCCAGCCCGTGAAACAGGATTTGGGTTGCCTTTTCCTTTTTTCATAATTTTTCACTCTGAACATTCTGAATTGTGAGCCACCGATCACAAGAGTCCGTTGGCTCAACTATTGACTCTTCAACTGAACCAGGATTAAGAGTGCAAATGCAGCTAAAAGTATCAAATCTATAGTAACCATAAAACTCACATGTTGCGCATATTTGTTCGACACCTTTAACCATGACCAGATTCCATGACCTCAATCAGCTTATCAAGATAGTGTTGCGCCTTTTTTATATCTTCCAGCGCGTCGCCTTTTTTGCCAGCGCGGGCCAGGTACTTGATCGCATTGCCGCGCAGAAAGCCAGCGAACTGCTCGGGCGTAAACCATGACTCCATCGCCGTCCACGGCTGGATTTCCATTCTGTTGTAATGCAATCCGCCAACCTGGTTTGCATCCGCTTTCATCATTTATCTAACCTCGCATGCGCGTTAAAGTCGCTGTAAGCGTCAGGGTAGCGTTTTTTCAGCTTTTCGATGTTATCCCTAGCGATAATTTCAAGCGGTTCACCTAAAACCTCACACGCATAAGCAACATACCACAAAATATCCCCAAGTTCTTCAATCATGTGTTGGCGGTTCGGAGCGCCCTCATAAACCGCCACGCGCTTTACAGCGTCAGCGAACTCGCCGGCCTCACCTGTTAAGCCAAGCGCGGCATGGATCAAGCCGTCTCTGAATCCAAGATTCTTAGCCGTCCTAGTAGCCATGAATTGATAATCGCGCACTTCAGTCATATTTATTCCCCTCGTTTATTTTGCCAGTATTGCTTCATAAATTTACTACACTTGACCTTCTGCTGACAGCCGCATGAGGTTGAGCGGCCTGACGTCAAGTTGTGCAAGTACGATGTTCGGATCGTGCCGCAAGCACACTGAGCCGACACGCATCGAGTGTTGTGTTTCGATTCAACGTCATGAAGTATTCGCCAGCTACCGAATACTTTCCCTGTTACTTCGCGCCTAATACCCATCTCACCCCACCATGTCATGCTTGTCGTCGCCGCTCAATTTAGGTAAACCACACCAATGAGTAAAACCGCCTTCTTCATAATACTGGCCTATAACTGCGGTTCCGTATTTCATTCTTAATAATATCTTGGTTCCTGTTGGTGGCGGTGTTTTTGAAATCAGTTTCCACGTCGGTTGATATTCTGACTTATACCTTTGCATCTTTAATCCTTGTTACTTCAACTATCAATCCGCCGTTCTGTGTTGGTGCGCCATAACTAGCGTGTATTTCCTTAACCTGATTATCGTTTTCGATAATCACACCTTGAAGCGCATCTAATGCCACTTTAAGGCAATTATCAAGATCAAGGATTATTTTGCTGGCGTCGCCTTTAACCGTGAGTTTCGGAAGTAGTTTTATATTGACACAAATAGAATCCTTGTGCAATACAAGCCCGTCT